AGGATGGCGTCTACTACTACAGAGGTACTACTTAAATATGACATACAAGAATGGCTTTTAAATAAATATATTCGATTTGACTTTTTATTGTATTAAGTTTTGCTGTTTTAAAGCTTTTACTACATTACCTGAATTTTCTCTAACTGTTGGGTCTATATACTGAGGGAATAGTAAACCATTTTCAACTATACTCTGATCTTTAGGATTGTATCTTAGCATAATATTAGTTTCATCTGGCACATGTTTCCATACAACATATCTACACGCTCTCCAAGGAGACCTGGAAAAACTTTCTGTTGCAACTGATCCAGATGTAAATAAGGCTAAGTTAACAGGTCTATCTAATTCTGTATATATTCTAGAATCTATCTCTCCTGATCCTGTAAATATAACATTTTTAATTACATACTCGAATCTTTCATTCCATCCAAGTCTTGAAGCTGAGTTATAGAATGATATTCTGTCTCCTACATTTAATGTAAAAGGAAGTATAACTGGATCTAATATAGAAGCTGTCCAGGCAGGATCGGATATTGATTGATAAGTAATTCCATTAGTATAATAGTATGCTAATTCTGAATTGAATACTAGTTGATTTGATTCACTAATATAGTACAAACATGTTTGAGAACTTGTTACAAATGAAGTATAATAAGTAGAAGTAGAGGATCCTGCTCCGCCACCACCACCTGTTCCGGAAGTAGTAAATCCAGTTATTGTAACTGCACAATTAGGCACAGAAACAGTAGGCCAATGACTAGGCGCAGAAAAGTAAGGACTAGATGGACTAGAACTATATCCGCTACCGTTTCCTGTTGAGGTAAGCCCACTTAAATATCCTTGGATATCATAAACTATTGTAGTTCCATTTGAAGAACCAGATAAAATTGCAACACTAATATTCATTGGTCCAGCTGAACAGCCAGAGTATAAATTATTATCTAAATAATTTACTGTATCTATAGTAACATTATAAGGAGGTAAGAAAGTACCTCCAATAAAAGAAGCAGATACATATAGTTGAAAATTACTAGACCCATTACCTAGATCATTTTCGTATGACCACAAACTAACAATCCAGTTAGACGATTGTACCCAAGGATCATCTTCTTGTGGAATTACGCCGCCGCCTCCAGCATTAGCAGTTACAGTAAATTCTACAGGATTAGATAGTTCGTATGTTTGGTATGTTTGTGATCCACTGAGATTATGTAAGATAGGGAGATATCTCCAACCACCTTCATATATTTGTAAGTTAGGATTGTTTACTAACTGCTGAGTATATGGATTTGCTTCATCATAATCAAACAAAGATATATTTGTAGTCTCTTGGGACTTAAATATGTTTTGAACTGTAAATATATTTTTATTCGCTTTAGTAAGATCAAGTACATTTTGATTATTATCTATAATATACTTTATTTGAGCATTAGATCTATTAGGTAATAATAAAGAAGATGAGTATATGTCTACAAGATACGCGTACTGATATTTTATCTTATCAATAGCAGCTGTATCTCCATATGAAATATTAGACGGACTTTCTGTATTATACTCACTACTAACTGTTTGTGATCCTCTATATCTTGGTATAACAGACCTTTCTAAATTGTAATTATAATCTTGAACTTGAGCATATGGACTGTTAGGATTTGTATATGTTGCGTAATTATTTATTTGTGCATTATTAATAGACTGCGTTACTATTCCATAGTTAACTGGAAGTAACTGATCAGAATTATAATCCAAATCAAATAATTCAATAGACCTTACAGATGAAGTTACATTTTGATATAATGCTCCTAAATTCACTTCAATAAAACCTGAACCAGTTCCTGGCAAGTTAGATGCTTCTTTTTGGTTTAAAGCATCACCATTAGTAACTACTATTTCAGAGCCGCTAAATTCACCATTATATAGTTCTATATTTTGTGAGCTAGTATAAGAAGCCATTCCTAAAGGAGTAACAACAAAGCCATCCCAATATTTATTCCTCTCTAACATATGAGATTTAACTATAATACCTGTAGAGAGATTAGCTCTAGCTGGTACAAAGTCTTTAATCGTTTTGAAAAGAGAGTTGTTATAAAACTTGATAAGTCTTATATATTCCCATATACTATGAGGTTCAGTATATGTAGAGAAATACGCATTTGATGCACTTACTAAAGGTTGGTAAGATTGAGAATACTGATACCCTGGAGATCCTATTAATTGATTTATATCGAAGTATCCTTGAGAAGCACTTATATTAGCATTAATTGTATCAGATGGTGAGAATCCTACTTCTATATCTGTAGTATTAACTCTATTATTATTCTGATAGTATTGTATACTTGTAAATGGAGAAAGTAAAGAAGACGATAAAGTTAAACTACCAGTAACGTCTCCATTACTTCCTGTTGCAATTGAAATTTTATATTCTGATGAATCTAGATCAAAAATCCCATCTACAGAATTGATAGGGTTACCACCAAATTCCCTAACAGTTAATATACTTTCTGGTATACCATATGTAGATATCAATGCCTTAACACCTCTTTCTGTTCCTTTTGTTTTTAACAAATAAGGTAAGTTATGATATAATCTTTTGTATAACTCGTCTTGTATAGTCTGGGCAGGCAGAGTAGTTAAACTTGAAGTAACGTAATTAGTAATAATCTCTGAACCTGTTGGAGGAAGTAGGGACCCATCTGGATTGATTCCAAACAATGTATAATAGAGGTTATCAGATACGTTTGAGTTTGTATATAACTGAATACCAAAGCCGCGTAATGCGTCAGATACGAGGTCTAATGATATACCGGTATCTGGATTATTAGTTGCATTATATCTGTTAGATACATCTTTATAGTATATCCATATGTTGTCAAAATGTTGTCCAATCATGTCAATAAAAGTGACATACGGTTGGTTATTTGGATCATCAAGTAGATACTGAGGTATTACATTTCTAAGAGCGTCTTTATTAGTTGAATCATAATAAGATGCACTAAATAACAATGATTGCGTGGTAGCTGTTGGAATTGTGTTATCGCCTCCTAAGAAGTTACTTGCTTGAGAAGAGGATACAGAATATAAAGTATACGGTTGTGTAGTAGTTCTTTTTGGCCAAGCCCAACTAGATGAATTAAAATATAGATAGTATTCGTATATATCAAAATTCCTGATAATATTATCTATAGATTTTTGAATAGAACTTACTGTAGAAGAAACAATTTGGGCACTACCAGATCCGCCTATAATAGCTTGTTGGGTTGCCAAATCATAACTGCTAGACTCTATTAATTGTAGTTTGTATACAAAGTTTCTAACTCTTTCTTCTGCATTAGAGAAGTGAATGAAGTTAGAGAAGTTAGTATAATCTACGTTTATATCTACAGACTTATCTTGATAATAGCTAGATAGTTTTTGAAAAGATGAACTTATAGGACTAGCTATTAAGTTGTTATAGTTATAGTATGGCGTAGTTTGTCCATTCTTTGTATTAATACGAACATTATAGTTTGGTCCACGAAGCCCATTAAGATCTTGTTGAGGATCTACTTGTACTTGAATATCAACATCAAAGCTAACAGATTCAGCTACTTTATCTACAATCCATAACTGGGTTTTGATATCAAAGTCTGTAGGAAGAGGTTCGTATAGTTTAATAAGTAAGTATACACCCTCTTC